TGGTGGGCCCTCCGGGATTCGAACCCAGAACCCAGGGATTATGAGTCCCCTGCGCTAACCGTTGCGCCAAGAGCCCTTATAAAGTGGCGCTTGCAGTTGGGGTGGCAGAACAGCCTCCAACGCTTTGAACCACGATGTGAAATACTACCATGTGCGCGGCACCCGTTCAACGCACGATCTTGTCGACCAGGAGGATCATGGTGCCGCCTTTGACCTTGTGTGCCTATATGAAAAAAGGCCCCAACTTGCGTTGGAGCCTAATTCAATGCTCGGGTGGAGCAGAAGTTACTTACTGCGAACACAATATATGCCAACTCAGTTGAAATCAAACTAACACGGAACTGGCTTGCCGTCATTACTTTTTGTGAATCGCCGAACAAGAAATCTTAATTGTGTCTGCTTTGTGTGGTGGTACCCCTATACCTTGTATTATATAGTGGTACCCCTATAATAATAAGTGTCGAAAGGCAATAAGGCTTTTCGAAAGACAGAAAGGAGCAAGGCAATGAGCATCACGTTCAGGGTTTGGCGATTAGCAGTCACCGTTCAAATCCGCTTCCGCCTTCTTAACAGACGGTAAGCGAAGGGTTGCCCGCTTGGCGGCGGGCAACCCGCCCACCTTGAAATGATGCCCAGAGCCTTTAGCGAAAGGATATAGCATGGCAGATGCACGAAGCAAGGCAACGGAGAAGTATCGTAAGGCGAACGTCAAGTCGTTCAACGTGAAGTTCTTCCCGTCTGATGCCGAAGTCCTTGAATACTTCCAAGGCAAGGAGAACCGCAACCAGTACATCAAAGACCTCATCAGAAAGGACATGGAATCGACGAAAAGTCTCAAGACCTACGTTTTCGAGACGGCCAACGAAGGCGACGTGACGATCACTATTTCCGGCGAGTATGTCGGCGGGTGCGTTGACATGGAAGCCGGCATCTCGGGTACCGGAGACTATCGCGAGTGGACGGAAATCGACGGCGGAAGCGTCGAGGAAATCTTCGAATGGCTGATGGATAAGGGCGTAGAGTTCGAGAACGACCGTTCCCTTTGGCTCAACTTGAATTATGTCGAGCAAGTCATGATTGACCGCTCGAAGACAGAAGATCAGCTGCTCGATTACGCCGCAAGCATGACCGACGAAGAGCTTAAGAAGTGGCGAGAGTTCTATTTCGACATCTAAACGCAAAAAGCCCGCACCCCATTACAGGGTGCGGGCTCATTTCTATGCTATTTAAGAAGTTCGTTTACTCGTTTTTGAACCGCATCGAAGTTTGCTCCGAGCTTGGTGCGGCGCTCGTTGCCGTCACCGTACTCACCTCGAATCACGGCGCGAGCGAGCGCGTCGATGTCAACACTTGAAGAGCGCGCGTTGACACGTGCCTGCACCTCATCGTAACGTGAGCCAAGAACAGCACGTCGCGTATCGCCGTTGCCGAAGACTCCGTTGAGCACATCCTTGGCAAGATCGTCGACGCTGGAAGAGCTTACGCGGTTGATTAGCGCCTGCACCTCATCATATCGAGAGCCTAGGCGCTTACGACGCTCGTCTCCATTGCCGTACTCTCCACGCATGACCGCTGCCGTGAGATTTACAGTAGAGCCATCAGGACAATTCTCAACTGCGCCACCAGTCTCAACTCTTTCGCCATGCACGTACTTAAACCATGACTGCTTATCCATGTATGCGATGTCGAGATCGAGGTATTTGTCATACCCGTTCAATCGTCCGTGAGAAGAGTATTGATGGATGACGCAGCTGTTCCAGGCACCGAATCCACCATCAGGAAGCCAAGGGGAATCTTGGTATCCAGTGTCGTTGCGGTCGGCGTACTGCGCGACCCAGAGTGCGTGGTTCTTTGCAATCTGTGACCAGTCTTCCTCCGTGGTGACGCTTCGGCTCATATAGACGATGCAGCGAACACCGGTGAGCTCGTAGATCTTATCCAGGAACAGCTTAGCCTTATCGGTTCCAATGCGACCGTAGGCTTCATAGTCGAGCATCGGGATGCCGCGGCCAAAGTAGTTCTTGCAGTTGGCGTAGAAGAACTCGGCCTGCTTTACCGGGTCGGATTGGTCAAGGAAATGGTAGAAGCCATAGAGCTTCTTCTGGCTGATCGCCGTCTGGATAAACGGGTCGCAAGTCGAATAAACCTTATCGATGCCCTCGGTCGCCTTGCAGAATACGAAATCGTAATCGATTTTAGTGAGGTCAAGACCTCGCTGATAATCAGAGATGTCGATGCCCTTCATCGTCATCGCGCATCACCTCTAATAGCGTTAAATGAGCCGAAGCTGACGGCTTCGAGCTCTTCCCTTGTCCATGTTTTGATTGAGTTGGCTCCATCGTCCGGGTCACGTAGCGCATACGTCCCGTCATCGTTCGCACGCCAGATCATCACGACGTGGCTGCCGTATTCACGGTCTCCCAGCTGACCACTAACTCCGGCGAATACGATCCATCCGTCATCGACATAATCGAGGGCACTGTCCGTGCCCCAGAAGGTGTCAACTCGGTCATATCCGTATCTGTCGTGGGTGAACTGCGTGAACTTTGCCATGTCGTTTACTCGGTCTGTAAGGCACGAATCGCCCACAATGTTTGCGAGGGCATCCGGTGTCACCGGCGCGCCCTGCTCGTAGCTCAGCGCCATGGCGGCACACGTGAGGCCGCACCCGTAGGTGCCAATGGTCTCGTCGCTATAGGCGGTCGATGACCATTGCGGGTCTTTTTGCAAAAAGAGCGGCATATAGCCGCTCTTTTTAGAATCACTCTTGTCGTAAATTGGCTGCGCGTCCTGAACTCCGTCGCTGTATCCGCGCTCGTAGGTCTTTACACTGCTTATGCTGTCTGACTGCACATGCTGAGCTGCGATGCCGATCCAAGCGCTGAAGCCGACTGCAATGCCAAGAAGCAGCGCTGCCGCGAGCCGGAGCCTAGCCGCGCTTGTACACTTCATCTGCGACCGTCTTAGGGTTGACCGCATCCGCGTCCGCATGCTCGAAGATCTTCATGACCGGAAGGTCTGCAAGCTCGGGATAAGCCTTGCAGAGGTTCTCCATGATGCTCGCGACCTCCATGATAATAATCGCGACGCACACCACGTAGATGGTCACGCCGCCGAAGCCAAGACCGGCAACGTGGGAACTGAGGATTTCGATGCAGATCGAAAGCAGGATGATAAGCGCCAGCACCGCCTTGTGGCCAAGACCGGTGCGCATCGTGGAGCTGCGGAACTCACGGTTCATGACAGCCTGAATGATACCGCTCACCATGTCGAAGAGCATGAGGATGAATGCGCCAGCGATAGCCCATACCTGCTGCTCAGTAAACGTGTAAATAGGTGCGAAATCCATTTGATTATTCCTCCTGGTCACTCTCTTTGAATGCTTTCAGCAGTTCCGCCACGGCAGCGCGCCAGCGCTTCGGGACGCTCTCAAGCGTGCGCCTTTCGTCTTTGACGGCTTCGAAGTAGATTTTCGCCATCACTCTTCGCCTCCAACGATGTCACCGATCTCCAGCAGCGCGGCATTGGTGTCTTCGAGTGCCGCCCTCGTCGCGGAAAGCGACTCGATGATCTTGTCGATGCGCTCGGTGTCACTGAGGCCGTCATCCTCGTGCGCCACCCAGAGCTCGTCGAATGCGGCGGTGATGTCGTTGAGCGTCGGGACTCCTGCCTGCACGAAGTGAATCTCATCGGCTCGGTAGAACTCGATGGCTTTACCAGAGTCAATGCCGTTGTCTGCAACGTCCTTCTGGATGTTCTTGCGCATCCACACGTCGGACGTGAGACCGTCGGCGCGCGCTTCGATTAGCACGGGTGCGAGCGGCGTTGCCGATACCGTCTGATAACTCATGTTTCTTCCTTCCCGCAGCACTCACGTGCCGCCTTGCCTTTTTGAATACCTGGTCAAATCCGTTGTCCCTAACCAGGCTGCTCGAATCTGAGTGCTTGAACCAGCCGTTGTAGCTCGTCACGCGCCTTGCTCGCTTGATAGTGGGCAATCGCCTGTATTTCCGATATGCCCGGCATGCGCGCAGGAACAGCGAAGGTCGCAGCGTTACGCGGTTTGGTCGTACCGTGAACCCGACGACATCCACCGGTTCATCGTTCGATATGCGGCAGATTTTCCATGCCTTGAGATGCAGCCCGTAGCGCTTAAGGAGGAACCTTTGCAATTCCCTCGCGGCACAGCGCAAGTTGCGCTTGTCTTGGCTGAATAGATAGATGTCATCTGCGTACCAAAGCTGATGCGACACCATCGCGACGCTGTTGCCTCGCCGCACCTTATGCATGCCCTCTACGGAGTGGTAGCCAAAGGACAGAACGAGCTGCGCCATGCGGAGACTGAAGTAACTGCCGATCTCAAGCCCGTCATCGTATGTGGAGAGCAGCGTCCTGCATACATACATGACATCAGGACTCAGCACGTAGTGGCGAAGGACATCCATCACCACGTCCGTCTTGATTGATGGATAGCATTTGCGAATGTCAAGGTGGACGAAATAGCCGCCCTCCTGAGACCAGCGACTCACGGCGTTCGCCGCCATAGTCTGTCCCTTGCCCTTGACGCTCGAAACCTGCCAGAACCCAACCTTAGCGTGCAACAAGTCGTGAAGAGCTTCAATTGCGACGTAATCGCAGACCTGCTGCTTGACGCTCTCAACGCCGATGAGCCGTAGTTTTCCGTTGGTTGGCTCGCGGTACCAATGACGTCTGATCGATTGAAATGTCAGCGAGCGATGGCAAATCTCGCCCTCGATCTCAGCCAGAAGCGAAGCCACGCTGCCGTATTCAATCGGCACGCGCCAGGCATTCTTCTTGCCTGCCGGTGCCTTAAGCCAATTACCGTAGGCTCTATAAATGAGGGCTCCGTCAATGCGAAGCCCTCTGCAATATGTCTTCAATTTTCAGACCGTTTCTCTCTGGATACTGTCTGAGGGTTCACCTGTCGGCTACTAGCCCAGTGGTCTTAAAGCCATTTCAGTCAGTTGACCCAGGCCAAATGCCCGCTCGCCACCAGCGGCGGCGGGTAGTCGCGGCGGAAGTATATGTGTAGCTGGAATGATTGCTTGTTTTGTCCAGATAGGCGCGAGCCGATGTTCCACCTGGCGTCGCCGGTGCCGTTGTTGCCGTTGACGTACCAAAGACCGCCGTTAGCCCTGTTCCTCAAGTTGCCGAGAGAAAGCCAACAGAACATGACAGCCCGCGCGCCGCGAATCCCTGCTTGTTTTCATAAGGGGACAAGTCCCCTCGCGGCTTACGCCGCTTCACCCCTAGAGCGACCATTGGCAGAGCGGCGCGAGCCGAAGTGCCACCAGGCGTCGCCGGTGCCGTAGTTGCCGACGACGAACCAAAGACCGCCGTTAGCCCGGTCCCACAAGTAGCCGAGAGAAAGCCACTCTCTCCAACCGACGGTAGTGTCCGCGACCTTGTAGTTGCCGTCGCAGATGCCAACAGAAGTCGACGCACCCGTTCCCTGCTGAATCATCAGGCCGTTGACCGTCTTGCAGTAAAGAGCGTAATTCCATCCCTCAGCCGCTTGTCCGGGGAAAGCCCCGGCAGACAGCGCACTGTCCGGTGAGCTGCCGGTCTTCTCGTTCTTAGTGTCCGGGTTCACGTAAACGACCGTACCAGTACCTGTGTACTGGATAAGGACGTTTCCAAGAACCTCATACATACCGAGACTGAGCTCGATACCCTGGACGACAAAGGGCTGCTTTCCGTCCGTGCAGCTCGTCGGCGATCCGTCGCCCTCAACCGCATCGCAAGCGCCAGCCCTCCACGGGACGGTGCTCAAAAGGTATGTGGTGGCAGTCGTGAACGGCTTCGCGACGTCGAAGTAGATGGCGGTGTTCGATGCGTCGACATCGACCTTCTTGATAACGGTCGCGGCGTCGAACACGTCATAGTTGTAGCCATTGCCACGGTCGTTCGACGTGCCCGTATGAGTTCCAAGAATCATCGAAGAGCCGATAAGAATCTGATCGGCCTTCTCCTTCGCAACTACGACGCGCGTGGTGTTGCTTTCTGCCACGGTCGGGCTCATCTGTACGTCGTATCCCGTGCAGCCGGCGAATACGCTCTGGCTGTTCTTGGTAGCATACTTCAAGAGGAACATGACCTTGACATACCAGTCGTCGGCGGCGGTCTTGAATGAATCGCCCGTCGTTGCCGTCTTCATGAGCGAGACGCCGGTATCGTGGCTTACGAAGCGCTTCACCTGTGCTCCGCTCACGCTACGCGGCTTGCCGTCGGCATCGACCGACAGCGCATACTTTGCATAGAGCATGTAGGGACGCTGCGCACCGTTGGGGAGCAGCGCGGCAGGCTGGCGCTTCATGCCTGGCTGCCGCGTGTCGGAAACGGTGAGGTTCACCGCATCATCGGTCTCGGCCTCAAGCGTGTAGAGCACCGGCGTCAAGACCCATGTATCGTCGAGACGCGAGAAGCGACCATCGCCGTCGATTGCCGTTACATACGGCGTGCCGTCGGCATCCACGCCGCCGTTGACCTCCACGAAGAAGAACGCGCCTTGGTTGACGTACGGATCGATCGCCGCGCGCCCGATGACGCCGGGCTTGGGGTTGGCGATGCCGGCGTTCGCGCCTGTCTTGGTGCAGGCGGTTGAGCTGCCCTTCGGGATGCTAACGCCGTAGTTCTTCCCGTCTCGCATACGAGCGAGCCATGCGGCGATGGATGCATTGTCGTAGCGCCCAGTTTCCTCGCTGAACTTCGGCACCGCCGATGCACCCATGCCTTCAAGCGCGACGGCGATGCGCTCAAGCGTCTCGTTTCGCGGAAAAGTAAAATCCATCCTTTGACCTCCTAAATAGTCATGTCAACCAACACAGGCCACGAGTTGCCCTGCGCATCGGTCACGCGCTTGAAATAGATCTTCATGTCACTGCTGACGGAGCCACGAGCTTCCTCAGCCGCCTTACGCGCGTCCGCTGCCGCCAGGTCTGCGCCGTCCTTGGATGCGTTCGCCGCGTTTGTCGCGGCATTCGCCGCCTCGGTCGCGGTGTCGGCGTTCGCCTTGGCCGTATTTGCGGCAGAAGCGGCGGCGGTGGCGCTCTTTGTCGCTGCGTTCGCCTTGCCCGTTGCGGTGTTGGCTGCGTCCGTGGCGCTCTTGCAGATGTTCACCGCAGCGTTGGCGTTATTCAGCGCCTTGCCCGCATCGGTTACGGCCTGCTCGCCCTTGGTGACGGCGGTTTCGGCGCGCTTCTCAAGCGCTTCGACTGCGTTATCCCATGACTTCGCCGGGGAATTCCCCTCGCGGGCGTCGCGCATGATGTCAAGAGCGAACCGCTCGGTCTGCACCGTCTGCGAGCCCTTTGTGAATTCGAAATAGGCTTCGTCGGTATATCCTGGAACGCACGCTAACTTCGATTCCTCGCAGACATGCGTTACGGTGTTGCCGGAAACCGTCGCGGTTCCCTTGTAGTAGTGGATACGATCCGGCAGACGTGCAACCAGGTACGCCGTATAACCATCAAGTGCGAACTCCAAGCCGTTGTCGAAGACGAGCGCTTTGATGGTGGTACCGCCGCTTTCGCCCTGGGCGATGCGGATGCAGTTGTTCCCGCATCCGCGTTTGTCGATATCAAGCTCGATATTTTGAGTGTTCACTACGCATCACCGCTATCAAACATCCAGTCGAGTGTTAGGAGCTGCCTGCCACTGATGGCGTCAATCGCCTTTTCCTCTGGCAGGGTAAGAATCTCGACCTCGCACTCGATTTCGGCAAGCTCCTGGTACTTTGCGGCGAAAGCGGCGAACTTCTCCGATTTGGGGTCGACCACATAGTCGTCGATGTTGCCGTCATCGTCGTACTGCGCATTTCCGTATTCCATGATCAGCTTGTTACGCTGGGTGAAGAAGGGCTCAGCGACGTCATGCAAAGCGCGATAGTTTCGCGCCGCCGTGTAGCCGACGATACCGACGTTATCCAGCACGCCGTTTTCGAGGTCTCGGCACATTGCCGCGATCTTCTCGTTAGTTAGCTTCATCGGTCTCCTCCTCCAGGCTTGCAGCGTTAACCCCAAGCGCTTTCAAGATCGCATTCAGCTTCTTGTCGATTTTCTCGAACCTCTGAGATTCCGTATACGCCGTTTTTGTCGGCTCGGTGACGATCTCTGGGTTTGGCTCCCCGCACTCGATGACCATCTTCATATCGTCCAAAAGTCCTCCTTAAGTGCTGTAGACGAATCCATGCCAGATTTTGACGTCGTAGTATCCGCTGTCGTCAGCCGTCCTGAGCCTGATAATATCGGTCGCGTTGAGCCCGCCGCCTACCCAGCATTCGCTGTCGAGCTTTGCGGATTTGATCGACCAATCGCGCATGTCCAGATCACATCCGGCGTTGAGTGCGTACGCCGTGAAACCGATATTTGGCTTGTTCGCATACGTCAGCTTCATTGCGTAATACGGATCGTCTGCGTTCTTCATCGCAGCCCAAGACATATAGCCGCCGGACTCTTTCAGATTGAAGTTAAGTCCGTAGACTTTTGGATAGTCGACAAGATGGTTGCTGCCTATGAAGCCAATATCCTTGCTGTCATAGATGAAATGAGGCCCGTCATCCCGAAGCGACAGCCTGTTGTTGGAGATGTCGAACTTGTCAATTGTGAAGCCGCCGATTGTTCCGCGTGTTGTCTTGAAATAGCCGGTCTTTAGGTTCCAGCTGTTCGTGTTTGTCACGTCTGCGATGATACCTGCGGCAATGTAGCTGGCGTTCATATACAGCTTGCCATCCTGCATGTAGATGCCCTGCTCGGCACCGTTGTTGGTCAGACGGTTGAAAATCTTAAGCTGATTCAGATCATCGTCGTAGTTGTCGAGCAGACCCTGCGCCATCGACTTGGCATCCTGCTGCTCAATTGCGTGCTGCGCCTGGCGTGCCGCGGCGGTATATGTATTGACGTTACTTGAGTGCGTGTTGTAGCAGGACTTATAGGTAGCCATGGCGCTATCCAGCGCTTCCTTCGTGGTGCATTTGAGCACGTCCGAGATGGCGGTGTTGAGCGAGTCGTATGAGCCGCCTGTACCGAAAGCAGAATTGTACGTTGGGCCTAGGACATTGCCGAGGAAATATTGATCCAGTGACTTGTTGGACTTCAGGCCGTTGTACTGGGTGGTGAGCTCGTCCTTCTCCTTGTCGATGGTCTGCTGGATTTTCTTGACCGCGGCCTTCTCAGCTTCGGTGACCACGCCGTCTGTGGCGAGGTCGTTGACCGTGGTGTCGAGGTCGCTAAGGGACTGGTTGAGATCGTACGCGCTCTGGTTGGCCTTGTTCAGCGCAGCCACGAGGACAGGCGAGGAATGATTGACCGAGCCGTCACCGTAGGTGATGCGGTCCATCTCCCAGATAAAGTATCCGTTCGACCATTGCGGGATGTCTTTCGACCATCCTAACTCGGGATTCTGCGCATTGATCGGCGGCACCCTGTCAGACTGGTTTTTCGCGTACAGCTTTACCCTCGAGACGATGGCGCTTCCTGCCATCTGGTTGCTGCCGTTGATTGCCTTGGCGAGGCATGGTGCGGTGTACGTGGTCGAACCGTCCGTCCACGTGACCTTGCTTCGCGTCCAGATGTATTTGCCCTTACTCCACGCGGGCTGCGCCTCCGACCAGCTGCCGCCGGACTGCGCCGCGGAGCTCGTGGACAGGTAGTACTGCTCCACGATGCCGCTCACGCCGGTACCGGTCGAGCCCTTGTCACCCTTTGCGCCGTCGGTGCCGTCCCTGCCGCTGATGCACACGGGCTCGCTGTACTCGATATCTCCGGACTGCATGGTGGTCTTGGTGCGCGTCCAGATGTACTTGCCAGAGACCCATTGCGGAGCGGTGGTCTGCCACCCGCCCTGCGGCTCGGTGACGCGCGATGCGCCTTGCGCGTACTCGACATCGACGGATGCAATCACGGCGTCCGTAGTGGCTATATCCTTGTTGCCGACGGTCGTGCCGGCAGACAATCGAAACTCGCCGGCGTCCAGATCCCAGCAATTCTTACCCTTCTCATCTGTCAGCAGGCCGGCGCGCACGCGGTCTGCGCGCAAGGTGCCGACGTTGATGCAGTTCGCGTTGACGCTCGCACCGGTGATGAAGGTCGTCCAATCCCATTGGCCGTTCGCCGCGAGCGATGAAGCAAGGCGGATGCCCATGCCGTTGATGTTGACAGCCCACATGTCCGCGGTCGTCTTGACCGGTGTGCCCGTCTCCGCGTTGAGCGCGACGTTACTGAAGATCTGCCCGAGCTCGAACGACTCGACCTTGTATGTGCCGACGGCATTGAATTGAGCGTTGAGAGCCGATTGCAGCAGCTTGAGCCATCCAACAGAGGGGTTGGAGACCGCGTCAATCTGGGCGCGTGAAGCTACTCCAGATTTCAAAGCTCCCGCCACCGTCTCCCACATGTCCGTGAGCGCGTCAACAAGGTTGCCGAACGTCACGGTGGTATCTACGGTAATCAGGTCGCGTTCTATCTGAGAAACGCGGCCCTTAATGCGTATGCCGGTCTTGGAGAATTCCTTGTCGATGATCGCCACGCGGTCACCCAGGGCTACGCCCTCCCAGCTTCGCCCGAAGGCGTAAAGGTCGACAACGTCGGCTTCGTAGGAGACTTGAGGCTCTTTTACGGTCTCAAGATAGCTATTGGACTCTTGTAGGAGTTGGGCGGGATCATCGCACTGCTCGTTGATGTACACGTCGACTGCCGGAGCGATGCCGCCGTTGCCGTCTGGATGCCCCCATATATCGGTCGCTGCGGTATCCTCGACGTAATCTTTGCCGCCGTTGATCTCTCCGAAGGTGAGCCTGCGACCGAAGCCGCCACCCTCCGTCTCGACACCTTTTCCGTAGCCGTAGACGCGGGTTTTCGGATTCGCGCTTCCGGTTTTTCGCTTGATGTTGATGAGGTCTTTAGTCCATGTGAACCGTTTCGGGCTCAGCTGGTCACCTCGGCAGGCTCGAACGCCAATTGAGCGGCGGGTGACCCTTGTGCCATCCGTTTCGATGGTGACCTCAAGCTCTCCGCCCCAAACGGAGATGAAGTCGGTAAGACCCTCGCGGACGCTGATGTGATAGAAGGTATGCGAGGCGCTCCCCTTCTGGTCGCACCTACCGACAGACCATCTGGTACCGCTCAAGATAGACGTGAGCGCCTCGACCACGCCGCCGCTCGGTCGCTTGTCCTCGATGTAGTCATCGAGCAGCTCCGCTATCGAGTTGATGCACACGGCTTTGCAGTGGGTCTTCCCTTCGTCATCGTGGATCTGGGAAACCTCGTCCACCAGATGCTCGTGTGCGATTCCCTGACGGTCGATCCAAACGATGCGTTGCCCCTTGATGAGCTCACGGTCGCAAGTGATCTTGAGCTCATCGGTCAGGTCGAGCGCTTCGATATGGCTCGCCTTGGTGTAGGGCAGGCGACCGAGGTTGTTACCCCAGCGGTCGAACAGGGTGAACCCGATGCGCGAAATCAGAGCCATCGTTCCTCCCATTCGATAATTGCCGTTCCGCCTGAAATCTTCAGGTGTGCTCGGTCTTTAACCTCGAAGAAGTCGCTCATGATGTTGAGCGAGGCAACAGAGCCGTTGACCGTCGCATGCTCGGTTGAGAAATCGAGCCTGATGGTGCTGCTGGTTGTGAGCGGCTGGACGATTTCTACGAACTCGCCCGTGTCGGTGTTGGTAATCCTCCAGGCGTTGCCGGCTGACGGCTTCGCCGTCACCTTGATATACGCGGGAAGCGTTCCGCCTACGGAGACGGCGGCGGAGCCGGCCATCTCGATACGGCGGCTCTGCCCGTGATAGTCCGGATCACCGATATGGAACGTCACCGACGCGGCAGGGCAATCATCGGTAATCTCACCCAAATCTGTGATGCCGCTTACAATGGCCATGAGATAGCGTGTTGGGTCATCCGGCAGGTACAGCGGTGCCGGCTCATCCGTCCAGAGCATCGCCGCCAATTTGTGACGAACTTTGGCGACATCGCGCCGATGTTCCGTGCGCAGCCACATGTCGACAGTCAGGTCATATCCCTCTCGTTTTACCGACTTGAACAGCTCGCCATGCCTACCGGGCACTTCCTCGAACGTCGGCTTCACGCTTGCCATTATCGGGCGGTGAATCTTGCAGAAGACGAGGCTCGACAGGTCGTGGCCGTTGAAGACGATGCTGTCGCTCTGGTTACGTTTGCGTTTACGCTCCAACGGTCACTCCCCTCTGCTTCAGGCGGCTGGCGATGCCAGCGCCGATCTGCTGTCCTGTCGTGTATGCATCGATCTTGTCGCTCATGGTTGCGTTGACAGTCACCGCAACGCTTACGGGTCGCGCGCCGCCACCGTCCCAGCGGTCGAAAGCCCTGGAGACGGCGTCCTCGATGCTGGCACGCAGCTTCTTGTCAGGAGTGACGTGCTCGCCGCCGGCTTCGCCGACGCCGATGATGCTCGGCCTATCGAAGTAACCGCCCTTTGCGTACCAGCTCACACCGATGCTCGGTAGCTTGACGACGCCGCCGATATCTCTCCATGAGACGCTGAAATGCGGCAGGTTGATGTGCGGCAGGCTGATGCGGATGCCCGAGAACGCCGAGGTGATCCGTCCGGGTATTCCGCTGATTGCGTTCCACGCCCCGGTTATCTTGCTCGTGATGTTGCTCTTGATGCCTCCGAACGTGTTCGCCACCTTCGTTCCGAGCCCGGGGAAACCGAGCTTCTCGCCGATTGCATTGCCGGCGTTGATGGCGTTGGTCTTGGCGTTGTCGAGCTTGTTCGTTATGTTGTCCTTGATGAGGTTGAAGGCGTTGGACGCTTCGGTCTTGGCGGTCGACCAGTCACCGCTCATCGCGGCCCTAAGCGCGCTTGAGCTTGAAGAGCCGACGGCGAGACCTGTCTGCATGTCGTTTTGGATCGAATCCTTGATCGCCCCGAATTTCTCCGAAGCTGCTGACTGGAGATTGCCCCAGGCATCGGACGCATTTGCCTTAAGGTTTTCCCAAGCGGTCGACGCGCCCTCCTTGATGCCGTCGAACTTCTCGCCGAGGTCGTTCTTGGCTTCCTCGGCCTTGCCAACTATCCCGTCCCAGACGCCCTGCCAGAAGGCGGGCACCCCATCGAAGAAATCCTGGACTCCCTGCCACTTCTCGGTAATCCATCCGGTGAAATCAGACCACATCTGCTTGCCGGTCTCGGTCTGAGTGAAGAACCACGTGAGACCGGCTACGGCGGCGGTAACCGCCGCCACTCCGAGCAGAATCGGGTTTGCCGCTATGATTCCGGTAAATGAAGTCCAGCCGCTGCCGACGGCACCGATAGCGCCCTTGAGCCCGCCGAACTTCTCTGAGACTGTTTTGATGGTACCGCCGATCTCGCTTCCCGCCTGCAGCACCTTGCCGGCTCCGGTCGCAAGTCCGCCAAAGGCAAGGGTGCCGAGCGCGACGTTGGTCACAAGGTCTTGCTGCTCAGGAGTCAGCTGTTGAAACCAGTCGGAAACGCTCTCAAGCGCCGGAGCGACCTTCTCTAGGAGCGTGGTGCCAAACTCCAAGACCTTCTCTTTCACTGGCAGCGCGGCTTCGCCGGCTTCGGTCAGCTTCTGGTTGAACTGAGCCTGCTGCTCGCGTGAATCGAGTAGGGTCTTGTTGTTGTCCTGGTACGTCTGGCCGATCTCGCCGTAGAGGCCGTCAAGAGTCTGGGTGATCAGCGAAGAGCGCTCCTGCTCGCTGCCGCAGGCCGCCAGGGCTGCGTTGAACGCGTCCTCCTTGGTAGCACCCTGCCCAATCGCGTCGTTGAACGCCTGCTGCGCGGCTTGGTTTCCGGAGAGCGCGGCGCTCCACTGCTCGTTGCTCGCGGTAGCCCAGTTAAGTGCGTCTGCCAAACCGCCTGTGACGGTTCCGGTATGCGCCGTCTCCTGGGACGCTTCGACTAGGTTCTCGAGCGGCAGGGCATCGCCGAACTTCGAGAAGGAACCGGCGGCGATGTTGTTCCACTTGTCCAGCTCCTGCTGGTTCGTTGTCAGTCGGGAAAGGTTCTGAGCGGCTTCCGTTGCCGTGTCCTCTTCACCGAGCAGCTTGTAGAAGAGCGTGTAGGAGTTTCGAGCCTGCTCGCTCGTGCCGCCGGCATCTTTCCAAGCCGCGTCTAGCTGGTGAGTCTGCTCGATGTTCTCTTCCTGGCTGGATGCAAGACCGACGAGCGCCGTCGCAGCGCCGCCGACGGCACCGGTGATCGTCTTGCCGGCGGTCTCAAGCCCCTTGCCGGCCTTCGCCAGCTTATCGCTGTTGTCCTGTACCGTCTGTCCGAATTGGTACAGGCCGGTCTTGGATGCTTCCGCTTCCCGGCTTACGCTCTTCAGGTCATCTGCGTAGCTCTCTAGCTGGCTCTCGCAGATGGCTACCTGCGCCTTCAGGCTCGAATACTGCGCCTGCTCGCGCTCCGTGAGCGCGACGCCGCTGCGCTGCTTTTCCTCAAGGGTAGCGAGCGCGGATTTATATGCGTCGAGCTTGGTCTTGGTCTCATCGTACGCACGGTTCAGCAGCTTGGCCTTCTCGGTCAGGAGCTCTGTGTTGCCTGGGTCGAGCTTCAGCGCGCGGTTGATGTCCTTCAGCGCGCCCTGCGTATCCTTGGCGGTGCCCTGCACCTTCTTGAGTGCGCCTTGCAGCTCGGTCGTGTCGCCGCCGAACTTGATCGTCAGACCTTTGTAAGTAACTGCCATGGTCACCTCTATTCAACTGTCAAGAAGCCATGAGTGCACAGAACAGCGCGCCGCCTGCGGTGCGCTGTCGCTTTGTCCTCACGACCAGAACTCTTGCTCGCCTTTCCTTGCTTCCTCGTCATCCTCTGCATACGCAATCGCGTCGTGCACGAACGAATGGATGTCGAGAAGCGTCTGCACCTGCCTGTAGCTGAGCTTTTCGAGATCGCCTATAGACAGCCCGGCCTGCTGGCACTCGTAGATGTATAGCGCGTCGCAGCTACTTTGCAGCTCCGTCGGCATCGGCGGCATCGGTCGCTTCGGCGGTCTCGGCTGCCACGTCTTCCTTTGCGTGCGGAAAAAAGTTTTCCCTCACGATATCCATCACGTCGGCAGACCAACCGCCGGAGCGCTCCAGGTCGTACGCGTCGGGCGGGAAATCTCCGATCCACTCTTCGTAGGGCTTGAGCTTCGGGTTGGCCGTCTTCGCGCAGGAGTAGAAAATCTCCAGCAGCGGGACGATGGGCGCGAGGTGAATTGCCGAAGAGACCTCAAGGATCATGGTGACGTCTTCGTTGATATCCTTCGGTCGCTTCGAGCCATCGGGGCGCTCCACCGAGAACTCGCGCGAGAACACGATGGGCGTGAAGCCGTTGCACGCGACGGGAACAGTGCTGTCACCGATGTTGATCTCGCTTACCATGCTATACCTCGCCCGTTTTCGGAGTCAGCTCGATGTCGACCTTGTCGAAGAACGTCTCGTAATCGTCCAAATCGCTGAAGCTGTCGTATGAGCAGCCGCGCCAGCCGGTGGGAAGCGTGACGGGACGCCACGTGATGTCGTAGTCGAGCTGCGTGATGTCGGGCTTGTCCTCGAGCGTCTTGGCATCCATGCTAGGCGCCTTAATCTGACAGCAAAGCCAGCAGCGGCGCTTTCCCATGATATGTCCCGGCTGTTCGCACATGAAGGCGAACTTCTTCGGGGTCTTTCCGGAGGTGCCGAGGACTCGGCCTTTGGCGTCGATATCGAAACCGACGAGGTCGGCGAACAGTTTGCGCATCTCGGCGGTGCTTTCGGTATCGTAGAAAGAAATGGTTCCGGAGCCGCCGTTGTCCTGAGTCTTGTCGAGCCAGGTTTCGTTGTCGCCAAAACTTGTCGCGGTCTCGACAGACGGCTCCATCTTGATCTCGACCGTACCGGCAACATGGGTCGGAATTGCGTAGGTAAACGACTCCTCATTCTCCAGCACGGCGATGTGTGCGTTCTTGACGCCGAAATAACCGTTTCGTGGCATGTGATGCCCCTTTCTAATATTCAAACACGTTAATCTGATAGGCGGTCTCGATGACGCCCTCTCCGTCGATTGCCGTCACGGCCTTCGTGTAGGAGAACTCGGCGGCATCAAGCTTGCTCTCGATGCGCTGCTCAAGCTCGTAGTCGCGCGCAGCGCAGTAGAGCGCGCAGTCGTACGGCATCCATCTGGTGTACGGCACGTTGTCCGCAAACACGTCCCCCGAATACCCGGCTTCAATCTCGATATACGGTGGTGCGGGCCGCTCGTCAGCCAAGAACGCGCCGTTGCTGAACGGCAGGCCGAACGACTTGAGAAGGGCGACAAGCTCATCCAGTGTCTTCATCACTCGCCGCCCTTCGCGAACTCCGCAGCGACCTCGTTGTAGACGCCATCGATCACGTGGTCGCCTGCGACGTGCCCGGGATACCTGCCGCTCTGGTTGGCGATGGCGTGGCCCTTCTCCAGCAGGTGCGTCAGCTGGTACTGCCGGTTGTGCACGGTGCAGCTCGTGCCGGTCTCGTCGGTCTCCACGTCAGATTTCCAAGCCTTCGCGTAGCTCCCCCCGTGGTGGACGCGCTTGCGGCATCGCTCGCGCAGAAGCCTGACCGCCTTCTGGCCGGCTGCTCGGGCGTTCCCCTCCAGGGCCTCAGTGTCATCGTCAATTACGTCCTGCATGTCATTGACGATAATCTCGGCAAGATCGTCGATATTGACGCCGCTCATCGGTCACCAGTCCTCTCGACAAGCGTGAGCCGGATATTGTCCGCGCCGCTTATAAGCCTGCTGTCGACCGAGTACGTCACGCCGCCGAACTCAACGAGGGTCTCGCCGGAATATGCGCAGGAGCGTATCTCAATTACCGCCTGCGGTTTCACGCCGGCCTGAGCCGCGACGTAATAGCCTGCCGCGCTCATCGAGAAGACGTTGCACGGCACCTTACGGCGGCTCTCATTCCTGTGCGGGACGCCTTTGTCATCGCGCTCTGTCTCAGTCGCGATGAGCGTGCAGACACCAGACCACCTACTCATCTCTCGGCTCCGTCCTATAGAGCGAATCGCCGCTCATCGACGTGAGCATGCATTCGAACGACTTCATGAAGCGGTCTGCATCGGGGTTGTCCATGCCGAAGTTGGCCTTGACGTAGACCTTGATGGCAAGGCGAATGCGGCCATCGGAATCGTCGTTGGCCCTTTCGGGAAGGACGCCGCCCGCGACAAGCTCGGCGCGGGCGGCTTCGATGACATCGGCTATCTCATCGTCGTAATCGTTGCAGAACTCAGGGATGCGGAGCGCAGCGCGGCAGGCATCGAGCAGCTCTGTCTTGGCATTGTCGGCCATGCCGCACCACCTCCCTAGGCAGTCTTGAGAGTCAGCTGGGCGAACGACTTGGGCACGGCAAGGCCGCAGTCGATCAGCTCGTAGCCGTCAAAGCAGCGGTTCTGGGTTCCGTCGGGCGCGATATAGGGCATAACGTCGGGGCCGTCGAACACGTTGCCCTTGAACAGGTCGGGGTAGCCGGCGATGATCACTCCGTCGGCGATGGAATCGTCGCGCTTGACCAGCTTGCCGAAGATATGGCCTTCGACGGTCGGGTCGGCATTCTTCTCATCGACGAAATAGGAGCGCCCATTAGCGTCCTCGAGCATGGCGATGTAGTTCCAGATGACGTTGCTGTTCGCGTAGATGATGGCACCCTTGGGCGTGGGGAGGCCGTAGGTGTTGAGCTTGGAGAGTAGCCCGGCGAGGTCGGCCTTCGCGAGCGCTCCGGCTTTGGCTGTCTCGATCTTGTTAGTCTTCTCCATGCCGTAGGTCTCGTTGGCCAGGCGCGCATGGGAATGGGTGTTGCATCCAACGGACAGTCGTGCGGCGGTCTCGCTTACGAGATAAGACTGGAAGGATGCGACGGATTGGACGGCCATGCGGCGGCTAATCTTCAGGGTCTTCTTGATCTCGACGCCCTCGAACTTGAGCGTGTCGAACGTGTTCTTCTCGTCGTCGGTCGGTGCCGCGCCCTCGGCGGTCTGCGCGGCGTCGCCAGCATCAATGGACTTGTGGCGGATAATCTCGAACTGATGGGGGAAGTTCTGCTTCGGCATGTCGCCCCACAGAACGGCGGTGTTGTCGATGAGCGAGATAATCTCGTTTTGCAGCTCGACGGGAATGACGGAACCGGTGTTGCTCGTCATGTGGTTGAATGCGTCGCGCTGCTCCATGGCGTGGTTCTGCGCGGCGCGCTCCGCGTCGGTCAGTGCGTAGCCTTCTACCAGCTGGACGCCGGCGCGCTCGGCGACGCC